AAATAATAAGCGCAATGGCAACCATCCAGGCGATGACCAGCAGCACTCCCAGCCCTACAAAATCCTGACCCATAGCCTTTCCTTGTGCGCGATTCAATCCATTCGGTCTAGCTTAACGCAACACAGCCCTGACGTACGCCTGGCACGCCCGTAACGCGATCAGTCCTTGGTCGCCGGCGTCGGTGATGGCGATAATTCGTTGAGCATGCGCTGGGTCAAGTTGGGCTCGACGGGCTGCATGAACCACGCCGACGGCGCTGGTGGTGGAAGGCACGTTGCAGCCACTGGCTGAATCCGTGGCGTCGATAAGGACTGACAGCCGCACATCAGCAGTGGCAAGGCGATCACGCAGCCTTGAAATATTTTTCTGTGCATCACTAAATTCCTTGAAATGCGCTTCGTCTATAGATTGAAGACGGCCTTCTAGGCCCAGGCGCTTGTCCTGCTCGATACGGGCCTGGGCGGCCGCGGCATTGCCGATAGCTGTCAGGTCCGACTGGTGCAAGCCGTCCTGCACGGCCAGTCGCTCGCCCATGCGCCAGTCCTGCACCTGCCAGGCACCGCCAAATCCGATGGCGAGCGCCAGCAGGATAGCGGCCAGGACTTGACCGGGCGTCATGCCAGCACCTTCAGCGCCTTGTCGTACAGCCCCTGGCGGTCGGCCTGGCCGTTGAGCCCACCGTTGATGCGCCGAGTGATCTTCACGAAATCTCCCTTGTCCGCCAGCGTGTTCAGGTCTTTCATAGACCAGAACCAAGCCGCCGACATCGCGGCGTGCTGCGGCAGCTCCAGCAGTTCTGGCTTGCTGAGCAGGTCCAGGCCCAACGCTTCGCCGCACGCGTTGTAGTTGGCGCGGCCCGTGATCTGGATCAGGCCACGGCCGCGATACTTGGAGCCGTCACCCGGCTGAGTGTTGCCCAGATCAGCGCGGCCTTCGTATCGGGCTTGAGCAGTGGTAGGCCCCCAGATTTCTTTGACGTATTTGAGCTGGCCCGATTCGTGACCAATTTGGGCGATGAAGGCGGCGACACGCTTCGGGCCGACGATCTGATACCGGTTCATGGCGGAGTTTAAGACAGAAACAAAAACGCCGGCTGATTGGCCGGCGTTTGGGAGGATCTGCAACAGTTGCTGCGTGGTGATGGGCATGGCTTTCTCCGGGCAAAAAAATACCCGCACTCGGCGGGGTTCGGGATAACGGCCGGGCTTACTCTGGCGCCAACGGCCAATCGATGGCGTCTGGGTACCCACTCTGTTCAAACACACGATTAAGCGCCACGCGGTATTTCTTCCAGGCTTTGAGCCGGACGGCGTCTTCTTCTGAGGCTTCGTCGATATCGACAGCATCCTGAAGCGGGGCGATGGCGTAGTCGGCAATGGCGCGCAAGTGAGTGTATTCGCGCTGGGCCTCTTGGGCTGGATCCATGTCAGGCACCTGCTCCGGGGGTGGCATGGATGAGACCGGGAGCTCATCGACGGCCACGTGCAAGGTAATGCTGTGGCTCAGGTCGGTAGGCTTTTCGTCCAGGGTCACACAGACGCGCAGCACCTGCTCGTCATAGGAGATGGCCACGGTTTTATCCACGTCCATCTGGTTGACGACATAGCCCCACCCTTCTGGCGCCCTGGCCATGCCCTGCGTTCCGATCAGTTGGTAAATACCGGGGCTTTCTCGCTTCGATTCGATGGTGCTCACGCCCAGCGATGTGATGTCGATGATTTCACCGGTGGAGCCGAGAATGTTGATTGCTGCACGAGTCGTCATTTAAATAGCCTTCAGTGTGCCGTCGGCGGCGCGGGTGGTGTTTCCAGAGTGGTAGAACTCAACCCATGGGGAGAACGAGCCACCATATTGATTGCGCATCATGTATCGAGGATTTAGAGTCGATGCAATCACCTCTTGGGTCTGGTACCCGAGCGCGGCAGTTGTGACCCGGACATGAGGGGCCACCCCGACGGGTACGTTCTTGCCCCCGTTGGGGTAGAGATAGATCCCGGAGCGCTCCAACAAATTCGCGTCACCCGAGGTAGACTGGACCAAGGAGTTGCCGCCGTTCCAGCCCAGGGCACCGACCTGCAACACTTTGCCTGCGCCGTAATCCTCGGGAGAGCTTGTGAGGTTTGCAGTCGCTGCGGTACCCAGCCCTAAGGATGTACGAGCACCTGCTGCGGAGTTTGAGCCCGTGCCGCCATTAGCAATAGGGGCAATGCTCACGCTGGACAAAGGCCCCAACCCTGCCAAGGTCGCGCCCCATTGCTGAACGATCGCCCTCACCTGGTCCGCCAGGTCTTTGACATAGCCCTGCATGGGTGCGAGCGCATAGCCACCGGCAGCGACGGTGGGCCCTTGATAGTTTGGAGAAATCGACAAGGCCGTATCGCTGGCGATGTTGGTGACCTCATACCACGCACCATCCGGCCCGCGAAACGCATCACCCGTCCGTGCGTTCGCAATAAAAGCCGTGCCCGTTCCGATAATGGCGTTGCTGTTGTTGGTGGCTTTAACAGTCCCGGCTTTATACCAAGGCATAGGCTACTTCCTTAATCATTGTAATATCGCTCAATTGGAAACTTACATACCGGTATCGAAAAGGCCGAGCCTGCTGTGCCTTGAAATAGACCGATATCGGTACGATTTAAGTTAGTTAATATTTTAATCACAGGGGCGCCGCCATCCCTGATCCTTAGCCCCGCATAATCCACCGACCCCATGAACCATGCATTGCCACGATCAATACTGGATATACTGATAAAGTCATCGTGAGCCAAAGGTAAATTGCTGTTAAAAACAGCTACCCGTCCGTAGGCGACTTGGGGAGGCACATAGGTCCAGCTCTTCGTGAACTTACCGTACCTCACCACCCTGTCACTGGATGTATAGACTACCCCCTCTTGAGCGTCGTATATCTCAAGCCCATACTCATCAACACTCTTTTTGTCAGAGTATTTACACGACACATATTCAAGGTTGAAGTTTTGCACCACCCCACCGCCAAGAGCCGCGCTCACTACACTAAACCCTGTCCAGTTGCCGGGGCCACCCAATACTCGGGTGTAAAAGGAGAGACTGTTATGTGATGCAGCAATGCACCTGACAAATATTTGAGGCGGCTCTTCTGTCTGGATCGGCTTTACAAATGTAACTGCCCCATACCCCTCGCCATCTGAGTAACGCGACAGTATCTGGAAATTCCCTCTCTCAGAAAAAACCAAGGTTTTATAATCGCTGCTAATTACAACGGAACCGCCGTTATTTGTCGCAGACAGGCCGTAGCTCATTAAATCACCCTCACCACTTCGACAACACTTTCAACCACTTCAGACTTCCACTTGAATATCCAATCGCCCTTGTAGTCCACTTCATAGTAATTGCCATAGGTGATGATCCCAATCTGCGTGCCACCGAGGTCTTTGTAAGTCGGCACACACCCCCAGTACGCCTGCCCCGCACCTTGTGGGTACGGGGAGTACGCTTTGGGTGTAATGGTCACGAAGCATGTGGCGGGATCATAGCCATCCACATTAATGAGGATGTAATCACCCCTTACGCCGAGCCCACCGCTTCGACTTGCAGGGATGGTCATGGTGGCCAGTCTCTGAATGGTGAAATCCTCCATCCCCAGCGTCTGCACGCCTTTCGCATCGAGCACTTCTAACCCATAAATCATGACTTCAGCCTCCGGCCTTCAGTAGCGTTAGATTCCCGGCCCGCAGACGAACGCTGTCATCTTCATCCTGCACAAGCAGACCGTTGTTATTGAGCGTCGTAGAGCCGCCTGATCCAGCACTGCGCAGGGTCAGCATTCCTTGTGGAATATTGATTTCCAGCAACGGCAAGCCCTTGGCATTCAAAGCGCTGGACCGCAACGTCATCCCAAGCACCAGGTTCTGAATGAACGCCGTATCGATCATCGCGTAGTTGATGAACACCTGACCGCCCTGCACCACAAAGGGTGTTCTGAGCTGCCCAGTGACTTCGTCGATGATGGCGAAGCGTTGCGCAAAGGCCAGAATCTCCGAGGTGTCACCATCAGAACCCAGCGCGAGACCCGCCATGACCTTGCGCCCGCCCACGATGGTTTGGGTCTTGATCGTGGTTTGGGCCGACACCTTCCCTTTCACATCGACCACGGCCTGGCTGACCTGCTGTACTGCGGCTGAGTTTTCGCCAGAGAGCGCTTGAACGGTATCAATCCTCTGGGTCAGTGACTTGTCGACATCCGCAACTGCTTTGCTGACTTGCTGAATCGTGGCGGTGTTTTGGCCAAGGTTGACTTGCAGCTGCTCGGTTTTCATCGCCAAGGCTTCTTCCGCCGTGGCACGCACCTTTTTCTCCAGAGCGAAGTTGGCCGTTGAGCTCCACGCGTCTAAAGCACCCGCCAAGTCCCCCTCGCCAGTATCACTTCGCGCCTCTGCTCGTAGTGATTCCAGGCTGCTGGCCGTGGCTACAACCGCCCCATCTATACGAGATACTTCACCGCTGAGTGTTTCCAGCGCCTGAGTGTTGCCGGCTACGCCAGAGTTGACGTCGACCAGCTCGCCTTTCAGTTCCGTGATGCGCTTGGCAGCAACTGAATCATTGGTGGCCACGACCTTTTCAAGGCTCGAAAGCCCGGCCTTGTTCTCCCCGACCTGCGCACCGAACGTGGTCACACGCTCGGAAATCGCCTCGTCTTCAGTGGCCCGCACACGCTTTTCAACGGCCAGCTCAGCCGTGGATTGCCAACTCTTGAGGGCGTCGGCCAGCTCGCCCTCGCCCGTCTCGCCCCGCGCCGCGGCCCGCAAGGCTTCCAGCGATGACGCAGACGCCGTGACCTTGCCGTCTAGATCTTTGATGCTGGTGGTGTTCTGATTGACCTGAAAGGCCAGGCCATTGGCGGTTTCGAGGATCTCGCCGATGTCCCTCCAGTAGGCCGGGTTGGGCGGCGGTGTATCGCGTGGTACGTCCTGCAGCGCCTGATAGATGTGCCGTCCTTCGCGGGCGTTTTCACCGAACTTGTAGGTCAGCTTTGGATCGTAGATGAAGGTGTCGACCAGGCCTTCGACCTTGTCGCCCAGCTCTTTAACCTGCTCAGCCAGCTCCTTGACCGAACCCGGCCCGTCACCGGTGATGAGCTCGATGTCCTTCCTCAACTCGGGGTAAAGCGCGCCCTTGCTGATCAGTCCTTTGAAATACGGCTCGTACTCCGTCTGGTCCGAACTCGACTGGCCATTGATCCCGAACTTCTCCGGAAACCACGGCCCGACATTGCCGGTGCGGTCCACCAGCCGCGCCCAGAAAAACAGACTGGTCCCGGGCACGATGTTTTGCAGTTCGTGCCGGGCCTGCGGGTAGGCAAAGTCGCCGAGTTTGGTAGCGCCTGCCAAATTGTTGGCCGTGCTCTGCCACAGTTCGGTGCGCTGGGTGTCTTCGGCGCCCGGTGGGAAACCCCAGTTCAGGCGGATGCCGTAGACCAGGCTTTCTGTGGTCAGGTGTGTGACCGCGGGTGGTAGCCCAACTTTGCCTGTGAGCATCACCTCCGGGCTCGCGCCCCAGATCGAGGCTACATCCATGGCGTTAACTGAGCTGACGCGTGCAAGGTATCGCCCGCTGTAGATGCCCTCGACTTCAGCGCCAAGGCTGCCAGTGCGCGGCAGGCGTATCCAGTTGCCGCTGTCCTTGCGCCATTCGACGTTGTAGGCAACGGCGCCCGGGACGGCCTCCCAAGTGATGCGCATGCTGGTGACGGCGATCCCTTGCGACACCACGCTGCGCGACTCCAGCTTAATGCCCGTTGGAGGCGCCATTACGCTGGGCGGAATGATGCTGGTGGGCTGCGGATCGATCCGCGCGCCCGTGTCGATGGCCGCGTATTTCAAGGGCTCATGCTGGGTTGCGGCGATCTTAAACTGGTGAAGCCCTTGCGGCTCGATGGTCTGCACTCGAAACCGCATCACAGCCAGGTCAGCGCTTTCTACCGACCAGCTGCATTCAGGTTCAGGCTGCTCGGAATAGTCAGCCATGACGGTGACCAAGCGGCCCGAGACCGACTTGACGATTCGCCCCTCGGATTTGCCGCTGGGCAAGTTGAGGATCAGCCGATCTTCCTCATGCACTTCGGCATCGATGTCCAAGGTGATAACCCGCTTGGTCGCGGCACTGATGCGTCCACCGTTCGGGCGCCCCGAGAACATCTCGTCCGCCACGCAGATGATCTGCCCCGGCTCAATGTTGCGGCCTTCCATGCCGGTGGTGAAGGTGACAGACCATTCTTCGTACTGCTCGGATTTCAGTGCCCAAATACCGTGGCGAATGGCTTCGCCTTCGACCGTGCAGCCAAAGCGCGAGATGTCGAGCATGCGGTGGCCAAGTGCACCGATTAAGTCGTCGTTGGTCACCGGTGCCGGTTGCGTTTTGAACTCGTTTTCCGGGTTGTCCCATGCCACCTTGGCGCGTGTGTGACGGTCCGGCAGTGCAGCCGCAACGTATTCAAATTCACCGATGATGTTGGAGCGGGTGAACACGTAGCCGTCTTCGTTGCCCGGGATGTCTGCCACCATCGTGACCTGAGAGCCGTTCCAGCAGCTGCTGCCCCTGAACACACTGGCCAAGTCAGACAGCAGCGCGTAGCCCTCGATAGAATCCTGAATGTAGACGTTGGTAGTCATCCGCGGCTGCAACCCGCCTTTGCCATCGGGCACCATCACGTCGCAGTAGCGGCCAATTTCGTACAACGTCCAGTGATCAACCATGTCGGCGGTGATGCGCCGACCCAGCCCGTAGCGGCGATGCAACAGCAGGTCACGCCAGACCCATACCGGGTTGTTGGTGTAGGCCAGCTTGAACGTCCCGTTCCAGTCGCCGGTGTAGGTGCGGGTTGTCGGGTCATAGTTGGTGGGCACCTGTACGATGCGGCCGCGCATCAGGGCGCTGAACTTCGGTGTGTCCTGGAACTGCTTGGCATCAAATTGCAAACCGCCCAATGCCAAGTTCGGGTAGCGCAGCTTTTTGTCGATGACTTCGGTGAAGCCTTTAATTCGCACCAGGTCCGCCCAATTCGAATCATTACGATTGGGGGTAAGCCTGCGCACGCGTACCAGCGCGCTGTTGAACCCTTCTGGTAGGTCGATACGATGCGTGCGCTCGTATTCAGTGGTGCCTTTATCGTTCAGCGTGGCCGAGAGCACGGTCTGATAGCTGCCGCCGTCGACAGAGAGGTCAATGGCGTAATCAATGCGATAGCCAACCTGATCGCCATTGGTTTTGACCTCCCAAATCTGCGGCCATGACAGGCGAATACGCACGGCCGACAGTTGCTGGTCGGTAATGGCGCGCGTCCAAGCGTTGTCTGACTTCAGCTCGACCGGCAGACCTTGCGAGGCTTCGTTCTCGATGGACGGAAAGCCTGCGATGTGTTCCTGATCCACGGTGCCGGCGCGAAAATCCCACACGGTGCCGGGGAAGTTTTCACTGTCATCTGGGGAAACCAAAGGCGTGCCGTTGAGCTTGATTGACCTTTTGCCATCCACCGGCCCGACAATTGGCCCTTCGCTCAGCGCGTACAACATCTTTACCGTGGCGACCGAGAGCGCAGTATCAGGCGCCTTGTACGGGGTGTAGGGCTTGGATTCTCCACCCTTCGCGCCCGTAACGCGGGCAGCAGGAATCCGGCGCCGACGCTTTGCAGCGGGCGCTGTTGCAGACTTGGCCATAGTTTTTCCTTACTGCTGATCTTCCGAGAAGATGCCAGCCGAGATGAGGGCGCCGCCAATGTCGCGCTCGCCGTAGAGCAGTGGTTTGCAGCGGCCTTGGGCCATGGTGGTGACAGCGCCGCCGAACGCATAAGAAGGCCGGTTTCCGTCGCCCTCCTTGTCCAAGATGCCCGCCGGAGATGGCGACATACTCATGGCGATACCGCCGATCATCAGGCCTGCACCTGCTGCTACCAGGTAGTACTGCTGAGTGACGGCGCCAATGACCACCAGCGCGAGGCCTGCAATCGTGGCGAACAGGCCACCTCCCTTGCTGCCGATCACGATGGGCGCAATGCGGATGGGTTCGACCGTGTCCTGACGCATTCCAATTTCGCTTTCGCTGAGATTTTTCTTGCCGCGAAAAATGGCGTAATTCAAGCCGCGCTCTTCGGAAAACCGCAAGAACCGCTTAAAGCCCGGGATTTTCACGCACAGGGCGTGGATCGCCTCGGCGCCAGAGGCCACGGCTAAGTGGTGCACGCGCCCGAACCGGGAACCCAATACACCGTAAAGCATCACCAGCACCACCAGCGGTTGCGGGCGGATCATGGTTTTCATGGCCATCAGGCAACCTCCGGCATGCGTTGGTGCCGAAGAATCAGCACGGTGTAATCGGCCCACATGCTGCCGTACACATCGCGGGTGGATTTTTTGTTGTAGCGGTGGTGCAGGAAGGTGCCAGGGGCCGGGTGAACATCCGGCTCGCTGGCCAGCAGGCCGTCATCGAGGTAAATGCCTGCGTGATTGGGTGCGTCAGCGTTGATCTGCATAACGATCATGTCGCCCTTGCGCGGCACCGACACAGGATAGAACCCGGCGTCTTCGTAGTACTTCTCGTAGAGGCTTTCGCCGTCATTCCACCAGCCGTCCCGGCGCGGATAGTTCGGCAGTTCAATGCCGTGCTCGCGCTCGTAATAGTCCCGGCACAGGGCGTAGCAGTCGAGCAGACCGTGGCCAAATTCGCGCCCAATCAGCGGCGCCTGATAGCCGCAGGGCTTGAACTCGAAGTACTCGCCCGACGGCCAACTGACGATGCCCCACGGTTTTTCGTGCAGCTCGCAGCTGACCCGATCGGTCATGCTCGGAAACGGTGGCACGTCCGGGTGGCTGTGAATGATCATCGTCACATCGCCGCGATCTTCGGCATCGCATTTGTCGGCCGGGTTGATGATGAAGTGTTCGCTGGGTGTTTTAGCGTCGTTGCGACATGGGATGTATTTCAGGCGACCCGCCTCGCGAATCACCACCCCGCAGCTTTCTTTGGGAAATTCAGCGGCCGCGTGGGCCTGAATCTGTTTGAGCATCGTTTTGTTCATGGGTTACCTATCCAATAAGCGAAGCGCCCGGAGCACCACCAAATGGCAGCGGGTTTCCTTTCCCATGTCGCATCTCACAGGCACTCGGGAGTCCGTTGCAGCGATCCAGCGCAGGGTCAGTTACCGGATTGCCGTCGAGGTCGAACATCTTGATGCCGGTGTAATTGCAGTCCGGCCCGCGATACTCGCCCCAGAGGCACCACTCGCAGCGGTTCATGATCAGGCCACCGGGGAGCTTCTGCCCTTTCACGGCAGTGGGCGGCGCCAGCGAGAACACCACCTCTTGGCGGCCCAGGCTGGTGACCTGGTTGATGTAGGAGATATCCAGCTTTTCCATGCTGCTGGCCCCCGGGTTGCCCTCGGGAAAGTTCGCCGCATCGAGGTACTTGGCGTAGGTCTGACGCACCGTGAGCTTGACCCCGCTCATGCCCTGAAACTGGCGACACAGCGCGGTGATCGTGCCGTCGATGTTACTGATCTTGAGCATCGGGGTTGACGAGTTGCCCTCCACGCTGCGCCCAAAGCCGCCCGTTTCGTAGGGTCTGGGCAGGTAGGCCTCACCCTTCCAGATAATCGGTGTCGACTGCTGATGCGCGTGAAACCGCAGAATGCCCATGCCGCGCGCTTCGCCATCCAGTTCGATTAGCTGGATCAGCGCGCCCGGCTCCAGCTTCTGGTTGTCCAAGGTGATCATGGGTTGAATACCTGCTGAAATTTGGTTGAAAGCACGAAAGTCCCGCCTCCAGCCGGCTTCAAGTTCCAGCCTCCCGACGTGATAAACATGCCAGGGTCATGCAGCGGGGGCGTCCACTTAAAATGAGTAACGCCCTTGTGCCGCCTGAAGAACTCAAGAATCGGCTTGATGTAATCCTCGCGCCCCATAAATGAAACAGGCCAAGAAGCTGATAAGTTGTTAATGCCGACCGATATGCGCTGGCTGTAACCGTTGTTGAATTTCGACTCAAGAATGCTCGGCTCTTCATCGCCCGAGCTGCCAAGTTGGGCGCGCCATGTAAAAGCCTCAGCCATTACTGATTCCTCCGGTTGCTAGGGTCGAGAAGTCCGTTTTGCCCCTTCTCTTGCTGGATGACACTGCGGGCGATCTTTGGCATTTCGGATCGAACAGTTGCCAAAACAGCAATACCCATCTGCTCGTAGCCTTCCGTTGCGCTAACAGATCCGCCTGAGCCATCACCGCCGACATAGATTTTTATTTCTGGTGCCGCCATTGCTGCGCTTGATCCGCGCACAACCGAAGCCGATACCGGCGATGTAACTGCAGACACGTCTCCCTTTCGCAGCGCCTCAACCGCAGCAACACCGCCGAACCGCTGAATGTCTTTTTGACTCCAGACAACTTCGCCTTTGTGCACAACGCCCGCTTCCTCGTGCACCCCTCCTGGTCCGGTATATCCGCCACCAGAAAAGCCGACACCCGCAATCGAGGCAACGTTCGCTGCTGCCACAACACCAGCGGAGACAGCTAAAGCCATGCCGAGTGGGTAAGGCTGGACAGCCAAGGCGTTCTGCACTGCAACAAACCCCTGCATGGTTGCTTGAGCAATAGCCGCCGCCTTGCCAACCGCCGCCAGCTTTTTGTTGCCTGACTGGCTCAGCGTTGCCATATTTCCGAAGAAGTCAGCGCTTGAAGTGATGATCGCCGCGTTTTTAGCGCCTTCGATTTTCGTTAGGCTTTCGCGTGATTGCTTATGGATATTGGCGACACGCTCGGCGTAGGTGGCTTCGTTGACACCTTTAAGATCCAGGTAAGCGCGCTGCTTCTCCAGCTCCATAGTGCGCCACGCGTCTACCTTGGCCGCCTCGTCATTCAGGCGCTTTATCTCGCCGTAAGCTCCACCTGCCGAGGTATCGAGCCCGCCAAGCTGCGGGGCTTCAGAGACGCCCTCCACCGTCCCTGGCTTCAGAGATGCTTTAAGGTTTACGTCGCGTATCTTGATCATGGTTTCAAGGCGCTTGGCGGCCTCGAAGTTGCCTTGACGCTCGTACTCGACCAACTGCGCGGCATCATCAATGCTCGACTTGAGCGTGTTGGCTGCCCGCAGCTGCCCGGTCAGGGTCAGTAGCTGAACCTGATCATTTTGCGCCTCGTTCATTGCCTTGGTGCTGGCCAGGACTGCCGCGTAATCACGCGAAGCCTGCCCCATGGCTACGCCGTACTGCTCTTGCGTGATTTTTCCTTTCGATAGCGCAAGCTGTAGTTTTTCTTGAGCCTCAGTTAAATCACGCACCGCCTGAGCTGCCGGATCTGCCTTCTTGTACAGCTCATCGAAGGCAGTCATGGCCGCGTTTAGCGCGCTTTTACCACTGTCACCTTTCGGGGTTTTCGTCTTGTTTGGCGTGGTGCCGGCATTGATCTGCTCAAGCAAGTCCTGAAGGCGCTGCTCTGCCGACTTTGACTGGGGGGTAGAGGCTTCCGGCGGGGTTCCGCCATTTGTTAGCAGACCGTAACCACTTTGATTCCCGCTCTCAGGCTTCACAAGCAGCGACGCGTAAGAGGCTCTTGCCACTTTTTCAATGGCCGTTACTTGTCGCTTAGCACTCAACTCCGCTGCATCGGCAGTATCCTTCAAGGCCTTCTGCTGAGCTGACGCTGAATCCTCTGCCGCTTTCTGCGCGGAGAATGCCGCAAGGAGCAGAACCTTTAGCCGCTCCTGCTCGGCCTTATTACTGTCCCGCACCGCATCTTGATACTTGCCCAGCAAATCCGTCTGCGTAGCAATGCGCTTTGCTTCTTCGATTTGCGCGGGCGCCGCCCCCATCTTGCGAGCGGTGTATTCGGCTTCGGCAGCAGCGTTAGCGCCTATCAGGTCGCGAGCCTTGGTGAGCTGCTCGATGTACTTGTCCCAGGCGGCGGCACCAACGGCTTGCTTACCACTTGCTGCTGTTTGGGAAGCTGCCAAAGCGTTCGTATTATTATCGAGCGATTTTGAGGCTGTTGATGCTTGCGCCAGTTTTTCAGCCAGCGATTCAGACATTTCGGAGCTTGATTGATACGCTGCGGCCGTGCGTGTAAGGCCGCTAACTTGCTCATCAGCAAGGCCGGCAGTCGTTCTTGCCCACTCTGTGACGCTATCAATAGTGCGCTTTCCTTCGCGCACCTCTTGAATCATTAACTTGAACTGCTCGCGATATCCGTTGGCGCTATAACCAATCTGCAAAAATGCCTCAGATCCGTCATAACCATATTTCTTAAGCGCACTTGCAGCTTTTTCAGATTCGGCAGATTGTTTCTCAGTCCAGTTAAGCAGCTCATTTCGGCGCTGCGCTGCGTCAAGTTCATTCAGTTTTTCGATGGACTCGTCGAGCGCCAGATTCTGGTCGATGAGCGACTGCGTGCCCGAATCAGCCGAACTGCTGAAGTAGATGTAACCAGCGGCGGCGGCGGCGAGGCCAAGCGTTACTAAGCCCATTGGCCCGCCAATTGCCGCCATAGCCGCAGCCCGAACCGAAGCCCCTCGCGCCATTGAAGCAGTAAGCGCGTTCTCGGCTGCAGTTTGAGCAACCTTCGCTTCGGTAACGGCCAGCGTGGCCATGCGGTTTGCAGTCGCAGCCGCTATCTGAGCCTGAAGTGCAAATGTTTCTGCGTTTGTTCCTCGGGCAGCCAGCAATTCTACGTTTGCACGCGCCAACTTGGCGCCCGTCATTTGCTGCTCTGCCATAGCGCGGCGCGTTACTATTTGCGCTGCTTGCTGCTCAGCAACAGCCGCTATGCGCGTAGCTTCTGTTTGGCGCAGTGTTGCAACTGAATCAGCGGCTCTCGCCTTGGCCGACAAAGCCAACGAACTAACCAGGCCAACACCTAGCTTTGCTGCATATGCCCCAGTGATAGCCATGAGCACATCGACATTTGACGCTACCGCTTTTAGGCCTGAACCGCCGACCGCGACAAGACTGCCAATGCCTGATGCAACCCTTTGTATTCCGTCAATTACCTTTGGGTCAGCAAGTGATGTTGCCAGAGCATCAACAGAGCTGATTAGAGGATCAATATCCACCTGCCCAACCGCTGCAAGGAAATTGTTCTTTAGCGCGGTTGATGCCTGCTCGAAACGGCGCGGCATTCGATCCAGCTCTTCATTGAGCGAGGACAGCGAGCGCAGCAGAGCGTTAGTTACAACCTCGGCGGTGATCTTGCCCTCGACAGCCATGGCTCGAATCTGACCGTTGGTAACACCGAGATAGTCAGCAAGTGCGCGTGTGATGCGCGGACCTTGCTCCATTACGGAGTTTAATTCCTCACCGCGCAAAGCACCGGCCGCCAAGCCTTGCGAAAGCTGAATAGCTGCGTTAGACGCCTCCTGCGCAGTGGCGCCAGAAACAACAAACGCCTTGTTGATAGCATCAGTTACGTTAAGCAGCTGCTCTTGGCTGTATCCGACACCCTTCGTTGCGTTGGCAAGGCGCGTATATAGGGCCACGGTCGACTCAAGCGAGCTGCCTGTATTGTTGGCCATGCCGAGCAGTTCGCTGAATGCCTGTGAAGCTGCTCCAGTGGAAGCGCTTACGAGAGCAAGCGACCCTTGCATCGACTTGAAGGCATCCGTCAGGCGGATGACCTCCCGCGCAACCTGCCCAGCGCCCAGAGCTGCGAATGCGCTACCAGCGGCGCGAGCAGCATTGCCTGCGCCATTCATTGAGCGGGTTGTCTGATCACCAACGACATTCAAGTTATTGAGGGTGATCCGTAATTGCTCACCATTCCGCTGGGCCAGCCTGGAATCAATGATTACATCTAAGCGGCTGGACTGCTGAGCCATTACTTTTCTCCGGGCGAAAAAAAACCCGCAAGGTGCGGGTTTTAGTTTTTATATAGATTACTTCATGCAGTATTCAAGCTCATCAACTATGGCACTAAGAGATTCAAGCGCTTGCTCAACACCAGTGCCAGTCATAGCGGCTATTTTGTGATAGCCATAACCATT